TGTCGTCCTCTCGACCTTCAGAAGAAAGTCAACGCGATGTTTGGCAACGTGTCCAAGCAAAACTTTAACCGGGAGGTCGGTGGAGAAACCGTAGCAGGTGGACAGAAGCAAGACCCCGGCATCTTAACCGAAACGCAGCTAAGTCCTGTCATCGGAAGAAATCCCGAGAAGGCAGAATTGGAAGAAAACAAAGTGTAAACCCTCAGAGAAAACCAACAACAGAAAATAAACATAACCTATGGATACACCGATCAGAATGCCGTTTTTTGAGCGTCGCAGGGATAACCTGCACATTCAAAAAGCTGTTCAGCCGAATGGCGGAACAGCATTTCCGGCACGGTCCTTCGTTTACTTGTCGGCGGGCATTCTCGTCCCGGTGGCAACTGCGGGGGTTCTGTGCTATGGGTGGTCGCCTGACAAGTCTCACGCAACCACAGAACGTCCACCCGATGCCATTTTTGGCGTCAATCACTGGCCTTTCGACCCGAATGGTGCCGAGTTCGTGATGAACATCTCGAATGCGGCAGCAGCCATCGGTCAAGCCAACTCTGCCCCGCAACTCAGCGCGGCTGTGGTGGGAACAAGCTACGGAATTGTCCGTAACGCAAATGGTGTGCAAATGTTGGACGTTTCCAACACCACGAACCTGTTTGCGAAGGTGATCGCCCTGTATCCCAATCAGGCTCTCACAGACTACAACGGATTGGTGCTGGTAGAAATCTTGCCCGCGGTGATTCAGGCTTAATTGCAACGTTGCAACTAGAACCAATAAATATGAATAAAAAAATCAAAAACGCTGCATGGCTCTTAATCGCCTGTGCATTGTCAGTTATTGCAGGGCACTACGTCGATCTTCCAACGATCACGATGCCTTTCGCCAACATCGAACTCTCCCCTCTCATGTTCGTGTTTGGTGCTGTCGTGGTTGAAGCATACGTCGAGCATTTCGACCGAAACTTCAACGAAATCAAAGATGAGATGTATGAGCAGTTTCCGAAGCAATACACAACCTTCATGAAGGTGGAGGATACGTCCCGCGCCTTCCTGAAAAAATCCTACATGGGTGGCTTGGGTATGCCTCTGCCGAATCGCGATCTGGAAGCAATTCCATTTCAAGAGCCGGTGAAGGGACCGATCAGCTTCTTCACGCCAACCAACTATCGGCTCGGTTATCAGATCGAGAAGCAGATGATCGAGCAAGAGGAGTTTGGTTTGCTCGGCAACCGTCCACGAACAATGCTTTACGGCTCGGTCGTGCTGATGGAAATGGCTAGCGCCAATATCCTCAACAACGGGTTCACGGTTCAGCCTTACGACTTCCAAGTTACGGGCGACCCGAATACTCAGCCCCTCTTTTCGATCAACCATCTGCGCGAAGATGGCAACGCGACTTGGGGAAATCTGATCAATCAGAATCTGCCGATCACGGTAGAGTCGGTCTTTCAGGCCATCTCCTCGCTCCTCTACAACATGGTGGACAGTCGTGGTCTGCCGATCAGCTACAACGGCACCATCTACATCTATGTGCCGACGCTCAATCCTGTCCTGTGGCAGCAAGCGGTGGAAGTGGCAAACTCGGTGATGAATCCGGGAACGAGTGACAACAAGACGAACGCGCTTCTCAAGACGTTCAACATCGAAGTCATTCCGCTGCGGTATCTGACGAACCCCGATCACTGGTTCCTCGGATGGTCGCCATCGAGTCCCAACTACGGCTTGACGATGGTCGTGAACATCTACCCCGATATCACGCCGCTCAAGGAGTTCGGCAATAACCCTGATGCATGGTTTTCACGCTTGCGGACGCGGTTCGTCGCTGGCTACGAAAACAAGCGTGGGATTGCAGCGGTGGGGGCTTAACGGCCCTCACCCTGCTCCCGGCACTTGCAACGTTGCAACAAAGAGAACCTATGGATTCACACATTAAAGGTCCAGCGGTAAACGGACACGGCGCTATCGCAGGTTGCCGCGGACTCCAGACCAAGTTCGGGGTTACGCCAAGTGGCGTAGCCAACAGGCGTTTACTTCTCAAAACAGCCGGAGCAACTCTGACCCATCCCCTGTTGGTCAGTTTGCTTCAGGTTCAGGTTACGGCATTCAATGGCACAGCCCCCGATGTTGTCATTATTTCCATGAATCTGGATGGAACAGGTTCGACTACGGAGATGAACATTGCGGCGATTGCCGCGAATGGTCCTCCGAAGACGTTCCTGATTACGCGAGACAAAATCTACTATGTTCAATACAACCTCGCAACCGGCGCACCCACAACGGGTGAAATCTGGTCGGCGGCGTGGGTTCACGAACTAGGACCAACCACCTAAAAAACTATGGCGGGATTTAATCAACAATACGTCGGTCCTGTCGAATGGTTCGACGGAGCGATGGGTGCGGTTGTAACCCGCAAAGTAAAGGTAATTCGAGTTGTCGAGGATGCAGTGTTTGCTACTCTGACGATGCAATTCCCAAAAACTCCACCTACGTCGGGAGCAGCAGCGGCTAGTGCGCTGTCGTTTCCGGCTACGTTTGAGATTTGGGACGTTGCAGCGTTTCAACTGACCTCTGGCTCAATTCAAGTTATCTATCACACTTAACTTTAACAATTCGGCATTGCAACGTTGCAACTACCTGACAAGTCCAAAAGACGGTGGTTGCAACGTTTGCATGTCGGAATACGCTAATGGACTCTAACCTAGAACGCTGGCGCGGGAACATTGAGTCAGAATTAAAAACAGCGAAAGAATGGGCTGGTCGATTCAAAACAGCCTTTGATGATTTAGTAGAACGCGAGCGAAAGCTTGAAGTCAGAATTGAAAACCTCACAACAAAGATAACTATTTTTGCTACGCTATGTGGCTTTGTTGGTGGTGGTGTTGTTTCCCTCATTATCGCCTTTATTTTCTCGGAAGTAAAAAAGTAAACCAACCAAAGAAACCAAACATATGACACTCCTCGCTGCACTCTACTGGCTAATCTTGGTATTAGGCGTGATATTTCAACTCTGGCTCAAACAACCCTACTCGCTGCCGCTGGCAATTCTGGCGCTGTTCATTATCATCGGGTTGCGGGTATTTCGCACATCGACGAAGTAAGTTGCAACGTTGCAATTTTGGTGCATCCCTATCCTTTATCCCTTGAGACACGCCCATGCCTACAAGTGTAACACCTACTCTAGTCGAACTAAGAGAGCTAGTCAAAATTGAAGCGCGTATCAAGGGTTCAGATAATCTTGATACGTGGATTGATGCTCTTATCAACGAATTGCTTTGCAACTATGCTGCGAACAATCGTTACTTTGAACTCCTACAAACCAATGTTCCGATTTCAACAACTCTCAATAACGGAACGTATTCCCTTCCTCAGGATTTCATTGCGTTGCGATTGCTTCGCTATAAGCAATATGGAACAGGTTATACCTATACGATTAACCCGCGTTCCAATTTCATCGAAACTGCTCGCGGGCGTCGTCCACGATGGTATGATGTAGTTGGAGAAACCATCTCCATCTTTCCATTCGATGACGTTCCAGTTAATGATACGCTGCTGTTGGATTATTGGTCTTACCCCCAAACATTAACGACCACCAGCACGTTCCCCATTCCGAAACTGGTAACGCCGGTTAAGTTGGAAGCAATCAGGCGGGCACTGATCTACAATCAGCAACTTCAGGAAGCACAGATTCTCAAGGGAGATGCGAAGGAACACGAAATTCTTGCGAAGTTGAATGATTAATCATGGCGTTTGATACCAAGAAAGTTAAGGGGGTAATCTTCCAAACTGCGGGAGGGGTGGATGAATCCGTTCTTTTAACTAACACAGAACCTTCGGTCAGTGGTATCAATGGTTCCTTTCCTTTCTTTTACGGAATGCGTCAGCGCATGTTCGGGAAGAAGATCATAGCGTTTAACCCCAACCAGAAAATATACGCTATTCACCAATGTTTCAATGGGGTGTGTTTGTATGGTTACTACGTTCAAACCCACAACAAGCTTTACTACCACACCTGCGACGCCCCACCAGATATGAGGATAAAGTTCTGGCCTAACGTATAAATTGCAACGTTGCAACAACCAATATGTATTTAGAGGATATAACATCACAACCGATGGATGTATCCCATTCTTGCATATTCGATTGGCCTGATCGTCCACCAGAAAGCATTCCTCCTGAATATATTCCTCCCGGTGGTCCTCCTACTTGTCATCCTTATTGCGACCCCGGTATTACAGACCCTCCTTTACCACCGGGGAATACACCACCTATTCACCCACCGGGAACCTACCCACCGGGAAACTTTCTTTTTCCACCAGAAGATGATTACAGCAGAACTTGGGGTAGCACTTATACTACAGAACGACTTGAAGAATTACCACCCGGTTATGTTCAAGTAGATATAGACCCTCCTACACCTAATCATGATAGAGTGGATTACCTAGGTGCGCGACTTGGAAAAAGTTCAACACGTTTAGCTGTTCATGATACTTCTCCTGACGGGTTTTACTATCAGGAAGAAAAGTCTACGTTCAAAGAATTTACCAAAGCCAAGTTCAACTTAACAGAGTTCAACCCTAGCACTCAAAGAATAAAATTACGAGGAACACAAAAGCAAAGCAAGACGGATGGAACTGATTTTGTAACTATAGTTGATACTCCGCTAGTTGCTGGTGGTGTTATGTTTTTTGAAGTATCCATACCTAACGTTGGTTTGATTCATGAATGGGATGATTCAGTTCACTTTCAAAGAGCAGATCAGAGTTGCTCGATATACTACGAGGAATTTATCGTAGAGAATATACCGTATAACTAATGGCTAAAGATACTCTAGCTATAAAAGGGATACCACTGAATCCAGCGGGAATGAATGATAATTCTCCGTTGAATGCAGAGTCAGACTTTTATCAGACAAGGGGTGTCCATTCGTTGCACGAACTATGTTTGCAACGTTGCAACGGCAAAAAGCTTATCAAGAAATTTGATTCACCAATTTTAGCGATTCACGGTGATATGCGCAATCGCATTTGGATTGAGACTACAACAGAACTTCTAATGGTAGATACTTCGGTTGTAGAGATAATTACTTTCAATGATTCGACAACTGTCCACTGGAGTTTAATACCATGAGTAGCATTAATGTAGATGTTTCCGATTTAGATAATGTAACAGCGGATATCATTCTTGCTCCAAGCTCTCGGTTGGAAGATACTCCTGCTGGTCTAAAAGTAAGTCCTTCAGTTGTATCGTCCACTCGATTGGAAGTTGATCTTACTTATGCTTCAGCGGGAGACGCTCTAGGTTTCTTTTATCTTGTTGGAACTAACTACGGTGCGGGTGCTTGGGCGAATCCACATATCGCAGGACGAGTTACTGCGATTATGTCTTCGGAGTTACTTTCTGGACCTGCTGAATACTTTGATCGAACTTCTCTTTACGATGTTATTACATTCAACTCACCAAATAGTTGGGTAGCTGTAGATTTGGGAGCAAGCAATCTTCTTACAATAAACAAATGCACTCTGCGAAATCGCGGAACAGAAGGGGGAGATAACGGTAGAGCTATCAGGAATTTCAGAATCCAAGGTAGTAGCAACGTTGCAACTAACAATGCAGCGGGTGTAAATGCTGCTACTTGGGCAGATATTGCGGTATTTGCTAACAACACCAGCATGGCTACGACCGCAGCTTCATGGGGGATTTACGATATAATAGGCAACACCAATGCTTATCGTTGGATACGAATTTTGCAAGATGGTGTTAATGCTTTAGGCGACCACCATCTAGCGATTTCTGAAATTGAATTGTATGGTCACTTAATTTCAACCGCATCAATCAGTCCGTCAGCTTTGGCTGTTTTTGTGGATGCCTCAACGATCAAAGCTTTGGTAAGTGATGGAACGGTCCCAACAAATACGACGACTCCTTTTGGCTACCTCAAATTTACTGTGGGTGGGGTAAACTCTTGGTTACGATTTTTTCGATAACTTTATTGCAACGTTGCAACTATGGAAACTTTAATTGTCAGCACTGACGTAGCAGGGAACGTCAAACCTAGCTTTGCATCGTCGTCCCTAGTAGGTTTGACCGTTCGCGCTAACGGCGAGGAAACGACTAAGGTGCTCGACATGAATGGCAACATGGTCGAAGCGCAGTTTCCTACTCCTACTGTTCAACCGGGACTGGCACTGAACATTGTTTCAGACTCTGGCTTTCCTGCTAACAAGTGGACAGC